TTGACACGGTCAAGCATGACAACCGGCCTTCATCGGTGAATTTGACGTGTTCAACCGATTGCGTGATGAACAATCCATTTTTCACCAATAATGGGCGCAAATCGTCCAATATAGCGTCCAATGTCATATACCTGCTGTTGAACGCCGGATTGCGGCCAACCTTGGCCACACCACGGAATTCAGCTTGGACGGCAACAAGTGCCTTACACAATTCGGGTACCAATTGATATTCTCCCATCGGCGATATGCCGCGTGGGCAATTTACAACGAAATTCAACGGGCGGCATTGTTTATGGAAAATATTTTGTCTTTTTGTTTTTGCGATAGTGCGGTATTGTGCTGGAACCACTTGTGGAACCACTGGTGGATGTTGGGAGAATGAATATGAAACGATGTGTTGATTGTGGGGCCATTGTTTATGGCGACGATAAGGTATGCACCGCGTGCCGCACCAATGAATGGCGCGATATGCACGCAAGCCAATTACGCAAAGCGGTTGATGATTGCAACGCGGAATATTGGCGCAAAAAGCGGTTGGCCCGTGACCTTTATGAAGGTTTAGGATTTGCCGTGTTGGCAATATTACTGGCCTTATTTATCGCCAATATTCCCAATGCGATGCGCTATGAAAAAGAAAAGCTCAACCATGTGCGCCAACTTACCGGCAAGTGACGGGCCACGCTTGAAACGGTTGTTTTGGCAACTGAAGCGCGCCAATTACCGATTGCTGACCAAGGATGAAGAATATCTGTTGGTCGCCGCATATCAACGCGGATTCATGGAACGCGAAATTGCCGATGTTGTCATTCAATGCAATATCGGCATGATGCGCAAGGCAACCACCAAATACGCCCAATATGGCGTGCCCCATGATGACTTGATGGTTGCGGGCATGGGTGCGGTGCCTGTGGTGTTGGAACGGTTTGACACCGCGACGGGCAACCGTTTTTCAACGGTCTTATTGCCTTGGATTCATCAACGTATGCGGCGCATGGTGAACAACGAATCACGGGTGATTCGGTTACCCGACCATATGCACAGCAAAATCAACCGGTACACGCGCGCCGAATCAATATTTGAAGCTGAAAACGGCCGTGAACCAACCGACGCTGAATTGCTTGCCGTGCTGAAGCTGCCCGACACATCAATGGAAACGGTACGGCACGCGCGTCATACGAATACCACCAGCTTGGATACGACGGTTATTTATAGCGGTGGTGGGAATGAATTGACGATTAATGATGTGCTTGCATCGCAAGCGGTGGTTGACGATTATGATTCAGTTTTGAATCAAGGCGTTGACATCATTGATTCAATCCTTGGGTTGCTACCTGAACGCGAAAGGAAAATGATAATCAAGTATCACGGATTGTTTGACCACGAAAAAATGACGCTGGTTGAGCTTGGCAAGGAATTCGGATTGACGCGCGCGCGAATTCATCAAATCCTGAATGAATGCTATGAAAAAATACGCGCCGCAGGATTGGACATAAGTGACTATCAATGAAGCACAGTGAAGACGCTGAACAAATCAGCTTGATGACGTGGGTGAAGGCCATGGCCAACATTTACCCGATGTTGAAATTTGTGTATCACACGCCCAATGGGGGATATCGCGATGTACGAATTGCCGCCAAGCTGAAAGCAATGGGCACCAAGGCGGGCGTGTGGGATATTTTTGTTCCGTTGCCGACCGGCCTATTTATTGAAATGAAAATCGGCAAAAACAAATTGACCACCCACCAACATGAATTCATGACCGGGTTGATTGATTATGGGTACAAATTTGCCGTGTGCTATTCGTGGCATGAAGCGGCGTTGGTCATTGCTGAACACATTGGCATGGAAAAGGAACATATCCCCCAATGATGGAATGCAACCCAAGCGATACCGCGCGATTTTTGCGCCAATTATTCGGTCATTATTCCGGTGGTTGGATTGAAATCAGGTCAATGAATAAAGTCACCGGTGCCATCAACCGTGATTGGTACCAGCTGCCGCATGACTTGAAGGCCGACAAACTGAACGTCATCGCGCAACATTGCGCATCCATGGCGTATCGCAAATTTGATGTGTACGTCGGCGTATGCCCAAGGATTGAACCGGGCGGCCCCGGTCGGAAAAGCGGCCGCGATGCCGTCGCTGAAGCTGGTGTGGTGTGGGTTGATGTTGACCGCAAGGTGCCGGGCGCAACCATTGAATTGTTGGATGCGTTTGACATCATCGTTGAAAGCGGCAACGGTTGGCACGCATACCGCCGCCTTGAAAAGGTGCGTTCAATGAAGTTTGAACGCGACCGCAAGGAATTTGAATCGCAACTGAAGACATTTGCAAACCACACCTTAATTGGCCTTGATAATGTCGCGAATATTGACCGAATATTGCGTGTGGCCGGCACACTGAATTGGAAAAACACCGCTGAACCGAAACCCGTTCAGTTGGTCAAGTGCGCCGGGTTGAAGGCAACACAGGCCCCATCACGGTGGCAACCGTGGTTTGACGATGTACGCCTTGATGCATTACTGGCATCAGCTGAAAACGGTAAATTGGGCCGCGCGATACCGCGAATCAAAATACCAAGCGGTCGGCATATCGATGACCTTGATTGTGCCGTGGTCGGATTGTTCACCAATATGCAACGCGCAAAATCAAATCCGTTTTGGGAATTCGCGGTGGAAATGGCCCGTGAAGATTTGCCGTACATTTTGGATTATTTCAATGGGAGAAACGAAAATGGATGATTGGTTTGACAATTTGCCCAAGCTGGTGGCACCAGCAAAACGGGCAATCGGTGAAGCTGAAGACGATGGCAACAATCCGTGGTTGGCGTTGTTCCAACAACACCCGGAATCGGGCGGCCCGTTTGGCGGTCGGGATAATGCGCTGACCGCGCTGGTGGGATTTTTTCGGGCCAAAGGTTTTCCGATTGAAGCGGCGCGCGAATTCGCCTTGGATTGGAATAATCGCCATTGCTTGCCACCGCTTGACGTTGAATCGGTGTACGACAAAATCGCCCGCGCTTGGATTGAATGGAACGGTGGCACGTTGCCCGACAACACGCCGACGGAACCGACGGAACCGACCGCGCTGGAAATCATGCGATGGCCCGATATGCAACGAAAGGTTGTTGAGCTTGGCAACGTTGAATGGATAGTGCCCGATGTATTGCTTGCCGGCGGGTTGGCATTTATCAGCGCGCCCGCTGGTGGTGGCAAATCGTGGGTTGCTGCTGACTTGGTGCGTTGTTTATCAATGGGTGAATTGTGGTTGGGTCAGCTTGATGTCGCGCTTGCGTCGGTTTTGTACATCGATGAAGAAATGGGCCTATTGTCAATGTTCCACCGGCTGGATGGTTTAGGTGCCAACCCACATGGGTTGCATTACATGAATCAGCAAGGTGTACGGTTGGATAATCCGGCCCACATGAAACAAATCATTGACCACATCAAGGAATTCAATATCAGGTTGGTCATCATTGACACGTTTGTGCGCGTTCACGGTCACGACGAAAACGACAACAGCAAGATGTCGGCGTTGTATCGGTCATTCAAGCAAATCAAGCAAACCGGGTGCGCGATTCTAGCGTTGCACCACAACCGGAAATCGGGCACCGAATCGGGCGTTGCGCATGAACAAATGCGCGGTGCTGGTGACATTGCGGCCCAAGCTGACACCGTGTTCAGTATCAGCAAAAAAGAAAACGTGTACACGATGAAGGCCACCAAAAACCGCCATTGTGATGAATCGCGATATCTGAATATTTCATGGCAAATTGTCACGGTTGATGACCGGATTGCGATTATGCCAGTGGAACCACAAACGGTTGATATCGACATCAATTCCAAGATATTGGATTGTTGCCCCATCATGCATTCATATGACGGCCTTGATGACCAATTGGCGATGATGCCAACCGGTAACGATATTCACCGCCGCATTGGTGGGAATAAGGCAACCTTGATTCGTTGTATCAAAGACTTGGTGACCGGTGGTGACTTGGTTGCCATTGACGGCAAGCGGCGGGCCGTTCATTATTGCCGCATGGGAGAAAGACAAAATGTATTGCTTTGACTTGATGCCGGAAACCGTGGTGTCAATTGACCAGTGGAACAGCACGCGCACGGAATACTATACAGAGTATAAATACCTGCATAATCCGACTAATTTGTTGGTGTCGTTGACCGCCGCCGTTTTGACCAGCTTGGAACATTGGCCGTTGACATTGGATGAATTCACCGGCGTGATGCTGACGGCCGTGTATGACGGTTGTGTGTACGTTGAACGGCCATTTTCGGTTGGTGACGCTGACGAAATCCATGAATGGTTGCCTGAATTCGTCGGCCAAGCTTCAGGATTGCCCGATGAATCGGTTGCCCCGTTGGCGTATCAATGGGTTCAGGATTCAATGTGCGATTTCCTATCGGATGACGATATTGATGAAGCTGACCGGTTCCGTTGAGTGGTTCCCTATATATATTAGAACCGATACCACTGGTGGAAAATCCCCCCTTGATAATCCCCCCGTTCAGCGTGTGTACCACTTCACGCGCTGAATATGGGTGTGGTTGTTGATGCATCATTCAGCGGTCGCGACGCTGACGCGTCACCGCTGAAGATGCATAATATTTCTGAAAAATGTTTTGGCATAATCGTTGTGTGTGGGATAACATCCCGATGTTGGCTTTGCCAATAAGTGCTTTGCACTGAAGGAAAAAACGAAAAATGAATTTTGCAAATGAAGGCGGTATGCGGCAATTTTCCGTTGCACCAGCTGGTTCATACAGTTGCGTGTTGGCGGATTGCAAAAAGGTGATGCGACCAGATTTCAACAATCCTGAAATTCAGGTTCCACACTTTCAATGGTCATGGGAAACCAATGAAGTTGGTGACGATGAAGGCCAACCTTTTCGATTCATCAAGATGACCAAAACCTATTTTGGTCATGATGATGCCAACCTGACCAAGCTGATGGATTCAATGTTTGGCAAGCGGTTGACGCGTGACGAATACGCAAAGCTGACGCTTGAACAACTGCAACAACATGAATGGGTTGTGACGGTGACCATGGCGCAAACCAACGCCGGCCGTGATGTCAACAACATCACCAAGGTTGCCCGCAAGGCCGCACCGGTTGCCACCAAAAAACCGTTGGCAAAACCGATTCAAACGGCCGACATCGCTGACCCGTTTGATGAATAAATAACCAACGTCGGCGCGGTGGTGATGCGTAATGTGTCACCACCATTTTTTGGATTATGGGAGAAAAAATGTACGCTTTATTCAAAACGTTTTTGTCGGCATACAAACGCACCCGGCAAGCTGAACCGGTCATCAACGATGTGCCATTTGCGGTGCGTATGATTTTCAAAGCAATTGTCAGGTGTATGGAAACCGAATTGATGGAATCAATTGATTCGGAAATCAACGCACATATTGAAATCGCAATCAGCACCGCGACCAACACCGACAAAATTCATTATTCAATCCATGGCGTGTTGGGTGATATTGAAATGTCGGGTGATGGTTGGATTGCACAACCCGAATTCACGTTTGAAGTCGTCACATTTGAAGGCCAACATTACGTCAAGGGTACGTTTGACACCGCCGTTGCGATGTTGCGCACATTGAAGATTGAACCAGTGGGGAAATAATGCAACACTACAGGAATCATAAAATCAATCCGATTGATGTGATTGTCGAATATCAATTTTGCTTCAGACTTGGCAACGTAATCAAATACGTGCTGCGGCACCGATACAAAGGCGGCCGCAATGACTTGATGAAGGCCGTTTGGTATTTGGTGCATTACCTGACCGGGAATAGCGGATTGTCATCAACTATTGTGAAGCTGGTTGAAGACCAACCCGTGCCGGTGTGCAATGACCCGGCCGGGTATTACACCGACAACATCAACGACATCGTGCATGATGCGGTACGCCGATGGGGCAAGGTTTTCTATTCAAAGCTTTGCGCTGAAAACATCCGTGAAGGATTGCCAACCATCGTGTGGAATTGGATGTTGTTTGAATCGGGCATCAACCACACCAAATACGCATCCATGGCGTTTGACCTATTGGAAAAGGCCTTTGAACAGGTTGATTGGGATATGGTCGCCGCAACAATTGAACACGAAATGGAACGCGAAAATGAACGCGAAAATGAAGGGCCGGAACAATGCGATTAGGTAATACCAATGTGGTGAAAATGTCAGATTTGACGTTTCAGTTGCGTGAACATGAATTGGATTTAATCCTTTTCAATCAGGCATTTCACGTCGTAAAAATGCCAAGTGAAGCGCAAAAAAGCTTTGGCCTATCAACGATGACACCGATATACACGGCAAAAACAAAGCGCGAAATTCAAGCTTGGATTCATGGATTTAATGCATTGTGGTATATGCCGGTTGATTCCTTTCCGGTCGGTGCTTTTTCAAGGATGATTGCTGACCAAGTGAAGGATGAAACCAATGCCTAGAATCATCAATCAGGATATTGAACAGGTGAACATTCAGCTGCTGAAACATCACCCACGGAACGCCAACAAAGGCGACGTTGAAGCAATCAAGAAAAGCTTGGCCGTCAATGGTTGGTTTGGTTCCGTGGTGGTCAACCGGCGCACATCGCATATCTTGGCCGGAAATCACCGCGTCATGGCCGCCAAATCGCTTGGTTGGGATACGGTGCCGGTTCAGTGGGTTGACGTGTCACCTGAAGACGAATTGCGCATATTGGTGGTTGACAATCGAACCACGCGCATTGGCCAAGATGACAAAACGTTGATTGCTGATATTCTTTCGGAATTGGCATTAACGCCGGTTGGCCTTGATGGTACCGGGTACGGGAAAAGTGACCTTGACGCGCTGATTGACGAAATCGCTGGTGCTGCTGGTGCCGACGAATTGATGACTGAACCGGATGAAATCCCCGATGAAGTTGAAACGCGGTGCAAGCTTGGCGATATTTGGACGCTTGGAAATCACCGCCTGATGTGCGGCGATAGCACAAACCCGCAACACATTGAACAATTGATGGCCGGTGAAAAGGCCGAAATGATGTTCACTGACCCACCATATGGCGTTGATTATTCCGGCGGCGTTCAATTCCATCGTGATGGGCGTATCGTCACCGACAACCGTGAAAAGCTTGCTAACGACAACGACACGGCCATATATCCTGAATTCCTGCCCGTTGCATTGGCCCACGTTGATGGCCCGTGCTATATGTGGTTTGCCGGTTCCAAGGGCCGCGACGTATTCAACGCGCTTCACGACAACCAGTGCGAAATACACGCGCTGATAATTTGGCATAAGACTAATGCGAAATACGCGGCCATGAACGCCCAATACAAACAACGGCATGAACCATGCCTGTATTTCAAGCCCAAGGGGTCAACTTTGCGGTGGTGCGGCGATACCACTGAAGCAACCGTTTGGAACCAAGACCGCGACGCAATCAATGAATTCCACCCGACGCAAAAACCCGTTGCGCTTGCCGCCAAGGCAATCGGCAACCATGACGCGAAAAGCGTGCTTGAAATGTTTGGTGGGTCAGGTTCAACCTTAATTGCGTGTGAACAATTGCGGCGTAAATGCTACGCAATGGAAATCAGCCCCAAATATTGTGATGTCATAATTCAACGTTGGGAAAACTCAACAGGAAAAAAGGCGGTATTGAATGGCAGGTAGACCAACCAAATACAACGACACGGTGGTTGAACGCATCACGCAAGCGTTGCGCGCTGGAAATACCCGGCGCGCTTCATGCGCTTATGCGGGCATTTCTGAAGACACACTTTCGACATGGATGAAGCAAAAACCGGATTTTGCGGATGCAATAGAAAAAGCTGAAGCTGACGCTGAAGTGCGAAACGTTGCGATTATCCAACGCACCGCTGATACCACTTGGCAAGCGGCCGCTTGGTGGTTGGAACGCCGGCGCAAGGGTGATTGGTCAGCACGCACCGAAATGACCGGTGCTGATGCCGGCCCGCTGAAAATCATCGTTGAATACACCAAAGATGCGATTTGATGCGCGAAATCAAATTGCAGTTGCCGGAATTACACCCGGCACAACAAAAGGTGATTGATGAAGCTGGTCGGTACAACGTGTTGGCGTGTGGCCGCCGGTGGGGGAAAACCACGCTTGGCGGCAACATCATTGCGCCCATATGTATTGACCAAGGATTGCCATTTGGATGGTTCGCGCCCAATTACCGATTGCTTGAAGAAGCGTTCAACGCCCACCGCAAAATGTACGCGCCCATCACCACGCGCGCGGTCACGATACCGGCCCCACGCATCGAGCTGGTCACCGGCGGCGTGATTGATTATTGGACGCTGAATGAACCCAAGACCGTGGCCCGTGGCCGCAAATACGGTGGCATTGTCGTTGATGAAGCGGCGATGACACCATACCTTGAAGACGCTTGGAACAAAGCTTTGCGCCCAACCTTGACCGATTACAAAGGCATCGCGTGGTTTTTCTCAACACCCAACGTATACAACTTTTTTCACACGCTTTTTGAAAAGCACAGGAATGACGATGAATGGCGTGGTTGGCAAATGCCCACGACGGCCAACCCACATATTGACCCGGCTGAAGTTGAAGCGGCCGCACAACAAATACCATCCATTGCGTATCGCCAAGAATATCAAGCTGAATTCGTGACCACTGAAGGCGCGCGCATACGTCGTGAATGGTTGCGGAATGACGACATTGAATGCAACGGGCCGGTGTACCTTGGCGTTGACTTGGCCATCAGCACGAAAACCGACGCTGACTATACCAGCGTGGTTGCAATCAGCGTGTTGGGCGACGGCACCGTATATGTGCGCGATGCGGCCCGTACGCGGGCACCGTTCCATCAGGTGCTGATGTTCATTGAACAAATGGCCCGTAAGTGGAACGCCAAAACGATATGCATCGAGCAAGTGCAATATCAGGCGGCGGTCATTCAGGAATTGCTACGCACAACCGATTTGCCCGTGATTGGCGTAAAACCAGACAAAGACAAAGTGACACGGTTCATGCCCATCGAAACGCGGTATGAACAGAATATGGTGCTTCACCATCGGTCATTGCCGCATTGGTTTGAAGATGAAGTGTTATCGTTTCCAATCGGTCATCATGATGATTCGGTTGATGCGCTGGTGTACGCTTGGTTAGCAAGTCAGCGCAAAAATAGCCTAATGGCGATTTGATGCGCACGCAACCGCACGCAACCGCACGCAATCAAGCACGTATTTCAATGATTGTGCGATACTGAAGGCATGGGAATATTCGATTTCTGGAAAGCGTACGCCAATCCGGCGCAACCATTGCCCAACCCGGTCAACCAATCACGTGACAATATGTTCACGGGATATGGCCAAGGCCAATTCATGTCATTGCTGCGGCGCGCGTTGCCGGGTAGTCAAAAGGATTGGTCGCGTGTTGCCGGCGATTTATTGCTGAATAGCGTGGTTGCAACCGGGATTGATTGGTACATCAGGAATTACCCGCAAGCAATACCGGAAATACGGCAACCGATGGGCAATGGTGAATATGATGTCATCGTTGACCACCCATTGATGGAATTGATGTTGGAACCGATGCCGGGATTATCAGCTGCATTGGTGTGGGGTTGGGTAATCACCGATTACAAAGCTTTCGGGAACGCCTATTTGCGGAAAATACGCACATCGGAAAAAGGCCCCGTTATTGGGTTGCAATATCTGCCGCAGGACATGGTACGGCCCGTTGGCGATGGTGTGACACCGCTGACGCATTACGTGTACGCGACCGACGGCCGGCAATACAATATTCCCGTCGTTGACATGATTCATTTCCGATATGGCCGTGACCCGGTTGATATCCGCATTGGTCGGTCACCACTTCAAGCAACCTTGCGCGAAATTGCCACCGACAACATGGCAAGCGCGACGGCATACGGGTTGTTGAACAATGGTGGCATACCTTCAATCCTGATTGGCCCCGATACCAACAATGCGGCCGACAATATATCGCCCGATGATGCACGCACCATGAAGCGCGCAATTCGGGAAAACCTGACGGGCGACAACGCCGGCGGCGTGGTGGTCATGACCGGCGCGTACAAAATGGATAAGGTGTCATTCACACCACAAGAAATGGCGTTGGATAGTATCCGCCGATTGCCTGAAGAAAGAATAACGGCCGCGCTTGGATTGAACGCGATGGTGTTGGGCCTTGGTGCGGGCCTTGAACGGTCAACGTATTCCAATTATGAAGCTGCCCAACAAGCCGCGTGGGAGGATGGGATGATTCCAACCTTGCGCGTGATTGCCGACACGTTGACCATTTCGTTGTTGCCTGATTTCGGTGAATCCGATGCATACGTTGCATACAACTTTGACGATGTGCGCGCGCTTGCTGACGATTATGATGCGATGTCGATTCGTGCTGAACGCCTATTCAAGGCCAACGTGATTGACCGCGCCCAAGCGAAACGCATGGTTGGTATCGAACCGGTGCCGGCCGATGAAGGCGTGATGTTCAGCGTGTCAGCTTCACCGGAACAAAAGTCATACGCAACCCGGCCGCCATTTTACGGGTTTGAATTTCTACCTGAAGAATAAAACGTGAATTCAGATATATCGCGGGCGGTCAACGTATTCAGGAACAAATTAACAGCAGGTGAAGCAAAAGCGGTCAAGCGCATCACCGGCGTTTATTCGCGCCTATATCAAGTCAACCAAGCTGAAATTGCGCTGGTGCTTCAGAAAATACGGCAAATGGAAAAGGCCGGTATCGAACCGACCGAATTGCAACGCCGCACGCTTCAAATGCTTTCCAACACGCGTGAAGAATTGGTTGGCCGCATGGCCGGGTTGACCGATGAAGCAATCAATTCCGGCATTGCTGGTCAGGTTGACATGATTCAAACCACCAACCAAGCAATCACACCGTTGGTTCAATCCGTGGCACCGACCGCTGAAGCTGGTGCCTTATTCACGCGCCTGAATCATGAACAAACGGTCAGCTTGATTGCACAACTTGATTCACAACCGTTGCGTGAAACGTTTGCCAAGTTGCCCAACATCACATCGGAATTGTTGCAGGAATTCCTTGTGGAAAATCTGGTGTCGCAACGCAACCCACGCCAATTGGCGCGTGAATTCGGCAAGCTTGCGACGGATATTCCACGGCAAAAGGTTGAGCTGATAGCACGCACCGAATTGTTGCGCGCATCGCGTGAAGCTTCACGGCACGTGTATGAAGAAAACGATGTCGTCATGGGATATCAGCGGCAATGCGCTGAAGATGACCGCACTTGCATCGCGTGCTTGGCGTTGAGCGGCACTATATACAGTAAACGCGAAATGATGCCCACGCACCCGATGTGCCGGTGTGTGATGATTCCAATCCTGCCCACTGAAGCTTGGTTCACGGGCGATGATGAATTTGCCGTGCCTGAATTGGTTGCTTCAACCGGTGAAGAAATCATGGCCAAGCTGACCGACGATGAAAAGCGCACCATTTTGGGGCCAACGCGTTTGGATTTGTGGAAAAACGAAAAATACCCATTGCGTTCAATGGTTGATATTCTTGATTCGCCTAAATGGGGGCCGCAAGTGCGAATCAAGCCCATTGCCAAGACCGACGGCACAATCACGATACCGGGTAATTCCAAGCTGCATGAACCGTCACGCGTACCGGTCAGCGGCCCTATTGTTCCACCTGCCCCACCAGCACCGCCAACACCACCAGTGGTTCCACCAACACCACCGGTGATACCACCGACCGTGCCGCCCGTCGTGCCGCCTAAACGCCCACGTGGTCGGCCACCAAAACCAAAACCGCCGGTACCACCAACACCGCCGCGCCCGCGTGGTCGGCCGCCCAAGCCAAAACCACCCGTGCCGCCAACACCACCACGCCCAAGGGGTAGGCCGCCCAAGGTCAAACCACCAGTGCCACCATCCGTACCGGTGGTGCCAAAACGTCGCGGTCGGCCGCCTAAAACACAACCGTCGGCGCAACCCGTCAATGCACCGTCGCCGCAAAGCTTGCGCGCGCGGCAAACCAACTTGACAACCCAAAGCACGAAAAACCCGTATCGGTGGTTCGACACCATCACGGGCCGATACATCGTGGATAGTCACGCATGGATTCAAGATTACAAAGTGTGGTTGGCCGAATACAAAAAAGACA